AAAGCGCACCCGCAAAGCCACCGCCGAACCCGCTTCTTACGAAGCCCCCGAAACCACCGAAACCCCAGAGTTCTAATTCATGGAAGAGCAAGTCATCCAGGAAACGCCCGTGGCGTCTCCTACCCAGCCCGTGGCTGGAACCGACGCTCCACAACTTGATTTCCGAGCCGAGTATGAGGCTCAAATCAACGCCCTAAAAAACCAAGCCGTCGAAGCTGAGGAACGTTTCCAAGGCATCAAGCTAAAACTCGACGAGGTCTACAAAAAACAGGACGAACAGCGTAAAAAGACGCTGGAAGACCAAGGCCAGTGGAAGGACCTCTGGGAAGAGGCCAACCGCACCGCACAGGAAAAGGACCAACAAATCCTCGACCTGCAAAAACAGCTGGAGGACTTGCGCCAGTCCAACGAAAACGCCGCCATTCGTACACGCGCAATGGCCGCAATCAGCCAAGCCGGCGCTATTAACGCCGAGCAAATGCTGCAACTGGTGCAGAACAACCTTCGCAAAAACGATTCAGGCGCCGTCGTCGTGCTCAACGGCGGTGTAGAGCAGGATCTCACGACCTATCTAGCCACCCTGAAAGCCCCTGGTTCGGGCTACGAGCATCACTTCAAACCCAGCTCCGCCGCTGGAATGGGCGCCAAACCCGTTCCCGTCGGAGTTGCCTCGACTGGAGTAGCAAACCCCTGGAAAGAAGGTTCAATCAACCTTACCCAGCAGATGCTAATTTCTAGTCAAGACCCTGATCTCGCAGCTGTGCTGAAGAGAGAAGCAGGACTCTAAATTGCGTCTGTGGCGCTTCACCTAGTCCGTGACTAGGACCCCGCAAACCCCCAACCCTGGTACTAAGAAATGGCCGCACCATTTCAGAACTATTCCGGCGGTGTCCTTCTTGCGGACATCGTCAAGCGCAATAACCTCAGCACCTATGTGTCTGAGGCCATCAAAGAGCGCAGCCTCTTCCTGAAGAGCGGCGCTGTGGTTCGCAACAGCCTGCTGGACGCCCGCGAAGGCGGCACCCGCATCCAAGTCCCCGAATTCAACCCCGTGTCTCCTACCGAGGAGATCATGAACGGGACGGCCACCTGGGGCACCAGCAACGCCGGTTATCTGACCCCTCAGAAGATCGGCACCGCCACCCAGATCGCCACCATCTGCCACCGTGGTTTCGCGTATGCAGTGGACGACGTCGCAATGCTTGCGGCTGGTGAAGACCCCATGCTTCACATCCGTAACCAGCTGGCCGACGCCATCAACAAACTGAGCAGCCAGCGTCTGTTCAGCCACCTCTATGGCCTGTTTGGTGCCTCCGACACCAACAACGGTCCTCTGGGCGCCAACGGCATGTATAAGGGCAAGGGCACCGCTTCTGGTGCTACCGAAGCCAACTTCCTGACCGGCGCCACCATCGCTGAAGCCCGCGCCAAGCTGGGCGAGCGCGGCGATGAGCTGGACACCTTGGTTGTTCACCCCTCCGTGGGTTACTACCTGTATCAGGTGGGTCTGCTGACCTTCTCCACCTCGGCTCTGGCTGCTGCCGGTTCCGTGGTGTGGGGCGGTGGCGGTGTGGGCATCGGTGCCCGCAGCATCGGCGAATTCGCCGGCTGCCGCGTGATCATCGACCCCCTGGTCAACACCGTTGCCCCTGGCGACGCTGGCGACCAGCGTGAGTTCAACTGCTACCTCACCAAGTCCGGCACCATCCTGGAAGGTGTGCAGCAGGATCTCCGCATCGAAGCCGACCGCAACATCCTGTCCAAGCAGGACGTGCTCTCGGTGGATTACCACAGCGCCTATCACGTGATGGGCACCAAGTGGATCTCCGCTTCCGACAACCCGACCAACGCCCAGCTGTACGACAAGGACAACTGGCAGGCCACCTACGACATCGACCTCATCCCCCTGGTGCGGATCGTTGTCAACAGCCCCCTCGACACCTCCACCATCTGATAATCAGACCGTGGACGACTCAAGCCTCACCTTCGGGTGGGGCTTTTTCATTGCCGCTACACTGCAATAAAGAATGAACAGTTGCTGTGGCCGCGACAATTAACGCCACCTTGAGTAGCGCCACGGCCAACAGCTACGTCACGCTGGCCGACGCCAACGCCTATTTCGAAACGGTCCCCGACTCCGCCACCTGGACCAACAAGACTGACGACCAGAAAAACCGCGCCCTGATCTCAGCGACCCGCTGGATCGACAGCCTCAACTACCTGGGCGACCGCTGCGACGAAGACCAAGCCCTCAAATGGCCCCGCAACAACTACGACGTTGACGGCGTCGAGCTGGAGTGCTCCCTAATTCCCGCCCAAATCAAGTACGCCACCTACGAACTGGCACGCGCCCTCGCCAACGACACCGGCGCCATCACGGACAGCACTGGCACCACCGGCCTCTACGACGAAGTCAAACTGGGCGACCTCCAAGTCAAATACAGCAAAACCAGCCAAGCCGTCGGCACCATCAACAACGTCTTCGACGTCTACCCCTGGCTCCAGACCTACCTCGGCCCCTACTGCCTAGGCGGCTCGGGCTCCTTCCAACTCCGCGTCTACAGAGGCTGAAATGGCTGGCGCCCTCGACTCCCTGTTCAAGTCCGTCGCCAAAGACGTCGTAGCCGAACTTGGCACGTCCCTCGATACCACCGTCACCTACACCCGCAAAGCCACCCCCACCTACAACACCAGCACTGGCGCACTAACCACAACCAACACCACCTACTCCAACATCAAAGTTCCGATCGAATTTGTGGTCTCCGAGGAAGAGGAAGGCCGCGAACAACGCCAAGCCAAGCTCTACATCACTCCCGACCTGATCGGCAACAACCAGCCAACCCTCGGCGACGAAATCAGCTTCACCTACGCCGGCTCCAGCCGCACCGCCCAAATCACCGACATTCGCACCTACCGCGGCGGCCAAACCTACCTCTTCATCTTGCTGGTGCGCTTCTAATGGCACGCCGCGGACTTCGGGATATTCTTCCCGACTTAAATAAAAAACTCAGCGCCGACTACAACACTTTTATCCAACTGGCGCTTGAAGGTCTCGCCAGCAAGGACCACAGCCCTGTCTACACGGGCTTTTTCGCCTCCAGCTGGAAAGCCTCGACTCAACGCACCAAGCCAACAGACCGCGTCGAAGACTTCGAGCCTTGGGCAGGACTCAAAAAACGCCGCGACAAAGGCGACACAACCGCCTACAAAATTACACCACGTTTTGCTACTCCAGCTTTCCGTTATACCGACAAAGTATTCATTGGTAACAGCACAAAGTACGCCGCTTACGCCCTTGAAAATCCCAAAGTTGCCACCTTCGTCCAAAGCCAACTCCGCCCGCTTCTGGCCTCCACCTTTAGTGAAAAACGCGCCCCGCAAGTTCTTGTTGGAACGACCAGAGGAACTGGCGGTTTGGGCTTTCTCGGCGGACGCGATTATGTTTCCTACGAGAGGATTTAAGTCATGGCACTTGTAAGCACCCGCGCTGCATTTGAAAAAGCCGTCACCGATGCTGTCGCCGCCGTCGATCCCACGGTGACCATGGTGTACGACAACGTCCCCTACACCACACCCAGCAAAACCACTAAGTACGTGGCCATGACGGTGAACTTCACCCAGGCCACCATGCAAAACATGGGCGCCGCCTCCGACTTCTACAGCGGCGTCGTTCAGTGCAACATCTACGTCCCCAAGAACGCTGGAACGTCCACCCTCTCCTCTCTGTGCGAAGCGGTGATCGACGGCCTCACCTCCGTCAACGCTTCGGGCTACACCGACACCTTCACCTGCAAGCCCAAAGTCCGCGACATCACAGGCCCCACACCACTGGACATTGAAGACCGCTCGCACTTTGTGGGCATCATCTCTTGCCAATTCACGGCAAACGCCTAGTGTATTATTGAACAACTTGCACCCGCTCCATGCGAGCCGTCGAACTGCTCCGCAACAAATTCGGAGTCAGCCAGCTTTACAAGCACGAAGTCAAATCCGGCGACGA